TATTTTAGAACCCGAGGGGTTTGTATTTGTGCAATAATTAGTGTCTGGTTGGATGGACTATGATGCCCCTGGGCATCAGTCCACACGACCAGTTATTAAGAAAAAACAATAAAAAAAGGTTTCTTTTTTATTGATTAGTTATTACGGTGAGTTTACATCATGTAGTCAATATACAAATACAAATACAAATATTGTGTGATTTAGTGAATGGTTGGGTGGACCCCTGGGCATCACGTTCCATACGACCAGACATTAATCCATATGGTCAGACATTAGACATTTTCAATTCCTACTGTAAGTTCTTCCATTGTCAGTGGGCCTCCATCGGATGGTTCTTCTCCAGCATCAACCATTGAACATCTTGCTGCAGATAATTCAAAATCTATGTCATGAATGATTTGGAGGCGATTTTCTGCTACTCTCTCAAAATAAACACGTTTTTCACGCTCATCGTATAGGTCAGTGGTTAATGATTGGACAGTTGCAGTAAGCTGGTGTATTTTTTCCGCCTGCATTTCAAGTTGTTTTTCTAATCGGCGATAGTTATCGACCAATTGATGTATGTTCATCTTTTCTGCCTCTAATGCTGGTACTTCTGCAATAGGTGCTTTGTTTATTTTAATATTAATGTATCTTCCAAATGCACGGTTTGATGAGCTATAAAATAATTGCCCATTGATATCGCCATATAAACGAAACTCACCTTCTGCTACTAAAATATACCTGTATGCATGGGCAAATAGATGCCAATTTTCAAAATGCACAAATGCGCATCTGATATGAGATCCATTACTGTTGCGATTGGGTCTAGACGCAATATCTACTCGTCTTACAATTCCTAACGGAAATTGTACTTCGAAGAAATACTTTAGCTCCGCCTCGCTGCTAACAGGTCGACCACTGAGCATCAAATCTTCCGGCAAATTGGGAATATAAATACTCGTAAACTGCATCTTTTCCTCTACGGTGAATTGTTCATCCATAGATTGAATGACATTGTTGTTGTTGGACATGATTGAAGACATTGTTGATAAATATAAATAAAACTATTTAAATCGGTTTGGTAAATAATAAAGTGGGTATTATAGGAATACTATATTTTATTTATAAATATTGTATTTCAATTTTCTTAATGTCTGGTTGTGTGGACTGATGCCCGGGGCATCATAGTCCATACAACCAGCATCATGCTGACTGTAGTTGACTATTGCACTATATGTGAAGTTAATGTCTGGTTGAGTGGACTGATGCCCCTGGGCATCATAGTCCATACAACCAGCATCATGTTGACCATATGGATTAAAAATCCACTACGGTCAGACATTAATTACAATTTCATTGCCAGTTTACGTCTCAATTCCATTAGTGGAATATCTATTTCATTTCCAGATTTACCTCTAGCGAAATGCACCAACTTTGCTTTTTTGGTTGCCAATAATACCTGTTTTACATCTTCATTTTGAGAGAACTTTGCATCCAATGCAATTTTGCGTTCTTCGGTTGCGTTGTAGTTTTCATCCGGATGAATATGTTTGGCGCGCAATACAATGTCTTTCACCTTTTCACCATCTCCGGATTTTTTCTTCAATTTCCCGCTTTCCCCGGCAGCTTTAGCATATTCTACATCCTTGGATATATCACTCTCCGATTCCATAGAAAATGTATGATAAAAGTCGGGGAACCCGCGTTTGAACTTAGAACCCTGTAGATAATGTTCGACGGATGTCCATTTATGATTATCTATAGACAATATCACGTTTGACCATGTATCGTCTAACATTCTGCGCCATTCTTTTGTCTTTTTCAGGTCGGTGAACTCTAATACCATGTCTTTCGGGATTTTTTCACCAGACCCGGCCCCGGGTTTGGAAGATATCTCGGAATGTTGATGGAACATGAAAACTGTATTGTCATTATACAATTCTCTATTTAATTCATCTAGATTTGCCTCTTCTTCGGTTTTTTTCGGGTTTCCTGTATCTGGATGAATACCCTGCCTGGTCTTGAAATTGCGAAAGTCTTCTATTAAATAAAACGACCCCGAGTTTCTCTCTAGACATTTATTCACTACGAGGACCTTGATACCATATGGGATTTCTCTAAATGTAAATATGCGTTTACCTTTATAAGTAATCAATCTATAGTGGTCTCCGCTATAAGTAACCATAATGTAATAATCAGGATTGAATACACCCCGGTCTTGTATTTGTTTATTTAGGTCTCCGCAGTTCAATACACTGTGCATAGCATTGTCATTAAACGCCATCTCTGACATAATAATGAGCTTAACGTTAAGCATATTTTCAATAGTGGATATAGCCCATGCATCTGCCCAAAAACTGGATGTTTGCACATAATCGCGATATTGCTCAATCGTTTTAATTTTTGACATATATCCTACATAAGTATGTTGGTCGCGTTGGACGTTCTCCTTTTCTTCTTTGATTGTTTCCATTTCTTCATTTATTTCGTTTGCGCGTTTCAGTATTTCTTCTCTTTCCTGTGAGTTTGCCTTTTTAATGCGTTTTTTATATTCTGCGCCCTCTTTTTTAAGGTCATCTAGCCTTTTGTTCAATTCATCTATATTATTTTGGAACAAATCGTACATTTCCAATTGGTCCGTGAAAATGCGTTCGGGCATTTCTTTTGCTAAAGCGGAACGCATCTTTTCCACTGTTGTTTTATAACCGATTTGTCGAAATGCTTCGCGTACACTTGCGAAAAAACAGTCGCCATTGCTTTCTACTTCAACAATCTCATAGTTGGGGTTCTTCATGTATTTTTGTATCCACGGCTGTTTCGCGGTTTCTTTGAACCCTTTCTTTATTTCTTTATCATCGGTTTCATCTTCTTCCTTCAATAACTCGGGCTGATTATAATTTTCGTCAATTTCTAAAAGACCTTTTTTCGTTTTTTCTTTCAGGGATTTCGTCTGTTCAGCTAAAACCGTAGTTGGAACAATCATCTTTGTATGGTCTTCGTCCTCATCGTCATCCGATACTTCGCCTTCTTCCTTTTCTTCATCCGATACTTCACCTTCTTCTCGTTCGCGTGCTTCCTCTGTTTTTTTATGTGATTGTAAGTATTCTTCAGTTTCGGTCTCGATGAAACTAGTCGGTTTGACAAGTTGCATGGGCTGGGGTTTTGGCCGAAGGGCATTTTTTAAAAATGCCGAAGTGAAAAAACTATACAGCAATGGTTCTCCTAATGCGTTTACATCTATATCTCCATCGGAATCCAATACATTCAATGCACGGTCGCGTTTTATTTCAAATACCCCAATTTGGGCTTTAATACGGTTTTCATTCAGTAGATAAATGGGGTAATATAAGACACCTTTATTGGAAAAACTGTATTTTTGTTTTCCTAAAACAAAATGAATGTGTTCGTCATACACTTCCATTTCATAAATAATAGCAGAAACGCCCTTATCTTCTTCTTCTATAGTTCGGTTCTCCTTATAATTTATAGCATCATTCAACTTAGATGAAACCATTGTCTAAATATGTAGTATATATATAGTTTAGTTTTTTATATTTATTGTCTGACCGTATGGATTAATCCATACAGTCAGACATTATGTCTTTGTGAGTACTTTTTCGACTAAATCCTTGTATTTGAAAATAGCGCGACTAGATAATCCAGGCTTTTCCTTCATTTTGAATGAGGCAAATCTATGGATGTTTGGAATAATAGTAGATACCCATACTGGCTCAGGTTTCAATGCACCTGCACCCATACTCGTTATGAGAAAAATATTTTCTGTGATTTCTTCTACTTCGTTTGTTTTACTTGCATCTTCAATGTATTCTATTGCCATATCTTGCAATTGTATAAAAATATTCATAATGACATCGGCTGGTAATATACCATTCATAAATAAGTTCATAATAAATACAGAGGTAGCTCTACGTTTTTCATTTTTCTTATTGTTTTCACAAAATCCATCGTAGTCCTTATTTTGGTCTACGAACTTTACTTCTTTTATACTTTCCACGTATTTTTCAATAAAGGGCAAAATAACTTCTCTAAATGTGTCATATTGGTCAATCAATTCTTTATATAATTTGGCATACAATTCCGAGTAAAACTTATTGGCACATCCCGTATCAAAAATAAAGTGCACAATTTTTTGTATGTCGGCCTCTTGCTCTGGCGTTTTTTCATCTCCATAATTTCCCATAATTTCTTGGATTGTGCTAAAAATATTCGTTTTCAGGTTTTCATAGGTTTTTGTGGATATTTTATTCAAATAATTGCGCAAATCACTCAATAGTTTGTCTATACCTTCTCTGGCCATTTGTATAACAGTTGGTTTAAGTGGGGCAACTGTTTCCCATTGCTCGTCCAATCGTCTTACCGTATTTTGTGAAATATGGCGGCGCTTGCCGCCGCCACCACCTCCTCCACCGCCACGATTTCTATTATCATGGACGGGTCTATTAGTAACTTGGTCGCTGGCAGAAATAGTCGTAACATTTAATTCTCTCTCTAAATTACTAATAATCTGCAATACAGTTTCTGGTAAACTGTATTGCGTAGAGGCATTAGCAAACATTTGAAAATCAGTTAAACTATAATAACAAGTTGCCATTATTACTATGCGATATATACTATATAGGTAGTATAATTTACGATTTATATGCTTTTAATAATATATATTATTTGTATTCGTTTCTTTATAACAATATTATATACTTGATTTATGACACATGTAACAGATATAGACACGGAGAACTTTGTAAAAGTATATCCAGGCAATTTTCGAAAAACGAGTTCTCCCAGAAAATATTCCAAGGTAATCGTATTTGATTTAGATGAAACCCTCGGATATTTCTCGGATTTAGTTACTCTATGGAATGTAGTCGGATTAACCAAAACCCAGAATAATTTCAATAAATTGTTAGATTTGTATCCCGAGTTTTTGCGTCACGGTATTCTTACAATAATAGAATACTTATATCACAAAAAAACGGCGGGGTTATTTAGTAATTTGTATCTATATACAAATAACAAATATTCGCCCGAAATACCCAGATATATTGCTAAATATTTTGACTATAAAATGGGTATTTTGAGTAATATGGAAACCCTTTCTGAAACGTATATGTTTGACAAAGTAATATGTGCGTTTAAAATAGGGAACCGGATTATCGAACCTTCGCGAACTACACATAAAAAAACCCATAGCGATTTTATAAAGTGCACATTATTGCCAAAAAATACGGAAATCTGTTTTATAGATGATGCCTATCATTCTCACATGGAAACGCGCAAAATATACTATATTCAGCCATTCAAATATTACCACAATTTAGACAAGACCGATATTATACATCGAGCACATGGATTTATGCCCGAAATATACAATATAGACTATTTGCAGTATTTGTTCTCCAAACATTATAAACGCAGTACAAAAGACGAACTATACATACATGTATCCCAAAAAATAATGTACCATATAAAGGAGTTTTTTTATTTGACAACCACCCATAGTAAAACCCGGAAAACGAAAACAAAAATGGGGCGTTTTACTCGAAAGCGATAGCTAGCTAGCCATTATATACATAAATGCATAAATGCATAAACGATTTAAAGAAATAGGACTATATAGTATATCTTCTCAGAGTATGAGAAGATAGCGCACGCGTAGCTCAGTTGGTTAGAGCGTCGGTCTTATGTACCGGAAGTCGTGGGTTCAAGCCCCATCGTGTGCAGTTTCAGTGGTTTTTATTATCAGTATCGTTTTTCAAATACTTTTATCCGTTATTTGAAAAATATGCATCTTTTATAAGTCATGAATAAAATCGTATACGCAGGTTAGAGGATATTTATAGTATTTATCTACAAAAATCTTGTATATAGTGGAAATTGTGGATAACCCATAGTATGTATTGTTCATAGGAGAACGAATGCGTATATATTTCACAAACAGTTGTTTTTCATTGTGTACTTGTTCTGATATATTGCATATATTCGTCAATCTATTATAATCTGTTTCCAACTCTTTTTTAACCCAGAGTGCGAAGCCTTTTGTCGTATAGATAACTCCATCTATGATGACAGAGTTATTATGAGTTACTATATTCATGGTGATTGGACAAAGCTTTCGACCGCGTTCATTTACCCCATTGGGAGAACTTGTATTGCGTATATCGTTTACTAGTGATATGTTCATTATATCAATATTAGTAGATGTTATTTGTATTGCAATAGTGTGTATGTTTATTATATTTATTCGCTTTTCATTATAATGCTTTCCAATATACTAAAGTAATCAATTTTATGAATGCAATCTAGTAGGTGAATGGGTATTGTATTCAATAAAAAATGTGTAATATTACAAGCAAACAATCATACAAGTATATAAGTATATAATCAATACATTCAATTATTCATCTATTATTGGAGACAAATCATCATAATCAAAAGTCTTTTCCATGCCTGGGTAATATTCTCTGAGGTGTGGAACCATATCATCGTGTCTAATCCAACGGGTCTCTTCTGGATTGACATGATAGAGAACATTATTATGCCACAACTCGGTCCACTTGGTTTCTTCGTCGTCTTCCTCATCCCATTCTTTTCTGAGTGCCTTTATAATATCATTCTCATCTTCGTCTTCCTCATCCCATTCTTTTCTGAGTGCCTTTATAATATCATTCTCATCTTCGTCTTTGTCAGAAGCATCTTTGGTATCGAGTTTCACTTCGGTGGGTTTATCAATACAATCATCAACCGGGTTGATTGTAATTTCAGTAACAAATGCAGACATGTTTGAATAGTAATTGATATAAGTAGTATGTAGTGTAATAATGATATATAAATACTATTTGTCTTATATTTCAATTTTATCTTTATTGTCTGGTTGAGTGGACTGATGCCCCGGGGCATCATTGTCCATACCACCAGCATGATGCTGACCATATGCGTATCAAAGTATATCTCTATTTGGTAATTTATTTTGCAATATGGTCATATGCCATCAATATCAATTGTTCTTCTATATCCAATTTTTGAAACGTAATACAATCATCGTATTTGTATTGCATAAAGCGTCCTATATTTGTAATACAGAGAACACAAACCCCCGTATCGGAGAACTTGATATCCGCCACTTTACATCCTTTTGTAAGTTCTCCCGGTTTATCCCGCCGCATCCATCGCACAAACTTGCCTTTATGTAAATGGCATATTTCATCAATATATCTATATTCCGCCAAGGTTGCACATAACGCCGGTATTTTCGGTTTAGGTACACCTACATCCACAAGAGCATCATATACATTTTTTTGGATAATTTCAAATGTAAGGTTCTCTAAATAATCATTTTGATTGTTTTCTAATGTATCTAATATACTATCTATATCAAGTGTGGCCAATAATTCTGGGTCATTTAATGCATCTTCGTATATTTGTCTAATATTTATATCGCTCATTGTGATTTGTATGTGTATACATGTGTACTATAGGCTCTTTTTTATACAGGTTCTCTTATAACAATAATCGGCAATGAATGGTATAAACATGTACCAATATATCATACATATTATACATTGAGTAAATGACAGGTTCTCCTCTTGTAGGAAATAAATATGTTCTTTGCAATGAAATCGGAAGAGGTCAGTTCGGTATTGTCTATAAAGGAGAACATGTAAAACATAGAACCCCTGTAGCTATCAAAATGGAACATACTAACCAGTCGTTGAATACAATAAAATATGAAACGACTATATTGAATTACTTATATAGCAATGGATGTCGCGTTATCCCGGCCGTATTATGGTATGGAATATATGGGGATTATAAATGTCTCACTATGGATTACTATAATCAAACGGTTGACCAGTATATCGCATTGGTGAGAACCAAATATGCGGGTTCTCCTATTGATTATTTGAAACAAATAATCAAAATACTTATGAATATGGTGAATATACTTGCAGAGGTACATAAACATCAAATCATACATCGCGATATAAAACCCGACAATTTTATGTTGAAAAATGGGGAAATACACCTAGTAGATTTCGGTATAGCCATTTCGGTTCTTTCTACGGAAGATATTAACAAAGAGCCATATAGAGATACAATAATAGGTTCTCCTAAATATGTTAGTTATCATGTACATCAAGGGTATGAGCCAATGTATAGAGACGACCTCATTTCGGTAGGTTACTGTTTTTTCTATTTCACAAACAATGAATTACCTTGGTCCAATATCCCACCATTGGATAACATGGGTTCTCAAACTGGAAGTTCAGAGTTACATTTATTGCACGAAAAAAATCTGTTTCGCAAAAAAGGGAAACAATGGTCGAACATAGAAGCTATAATGCACCAATATATAGAAAAATGGGGTGACAACTATGACCCACAGTACAAACAGGTATATACAAACATATACGAATATTTCTCTTTGTGTTATGGCTTACAAATACATGAAACCCCATATTACGATGAGTTATATAGGGTTCTCCAGATGTCTCTATGACCGGACTACACAGTCAGACATTAATGTCTGGTCGTGTGGATTAAAAATCCGTACGACCAGCATGATGCTAGATGTATGGAATATGATGCCCCGGGGCATCACACCACCCATTTAGGCATTAAGGTCTAGTCGTGTGGTGTGATGCCCGAGGGCATCAAAAATCACGACTAACCCTATATGCTGGTCGTACGGACTATGATGCCCCGGGGCATCAGTCCACCCAACCAGACATTATGGCAATGGCAATGGATTAACCACATTATTCATAGTGGTCTGTATTTGGTTGACATTTGTTACAACCATCTTTAGCCATTCATCCAAGAACTTATCTATTATTACATTGACTGATTTATCTTGTCCAGCAAGGGTTTTTATTTTCCCTATTTTTTCCACAGCAGTTTCATTACTATAAAGTATGTTAACTGCTTTTTCCCTATTACCGCCAGTTAATGCATTTACATCAAGAAGATTTCCGGTATTGTCTTGTTTTGGTGGTTGAGTCAAGTAGGTATCAAGCTCTTTCACTAATGCATTTTCGTTCTGTGTATAAATATCACCTAATACTTTATATTTATTGCCGATTAATCCTTTGATATCAAGTAATTTGTTCATTTTATCTTTTGCACTATCGTTTACAATAACAATCATATTATGTATAATATCTGGCGGTGGACTATTTATAGTAGCTTCATCAAACCCTTCATGCAATGGTTGATGTAATAAAATAGAAAATACTAGTGATATAAGAATAATTGCTATCAATAAAAAAATAGTCGATTTTTTTCTAAATATAAATTGAAACATTATATAGTTCGTGCAGAAAATATTATGCAAAACAATATAAAAACAGATTGTTATATAGTAATATTAGTATTACTATAATGAGTTCTACTTCTACTACTAGAATTATTGGAAGAGTTAAGTGGTTTAATAGCAAGGCAGGATATGGCTTTATTACTGCATGTGAGGGTGAGTTATTGGACAAGGATATCTTTGTTCATTTTTCGTCTATCAAGTCGGATGCATTTCATTACAAGTATTTGACACAAGGCGAGTATGTGGACTTTAGTCTTACGAAGCCTGAAAATGAAAAGCACGAGTATCATGCAGTGGATGTCACCGGAGTGAAGGGCGGTCCCATTTTGTGCGAAACTCGTAGATTGAATGCGAGTTTTACGCGACATGCGTCTGACGGTGAAGCTGAACTCCCAGTTTCCGATGAAAAAGTAGCACCGGTTGCACCTACTGTCCGTAAACATTCTCCTAGGACTACTTATTCTGCTCCTCCTCAGCAAAAGACTTCAGTGGACACTGAAGGATTTACTGACGTAAAGAAAAGAGGTCCTCCTAGAAAAAAAAGAACCTCGGCATAATTATGGTTCGTATGGACTATGATGCCCCCGGGCATCAGTCCACTCAACCCATAAGAAACAATATCGTTAGTCATTAGATCCCTCATAGAATGCAAAATATATTCCTATAGGAATATATTTTACCACACAGCTAGACATTAATGACTGGTCGTATGGATTTTTAATCCATACGGACCAGCATGATGCTAGATACATGGAACGTGATGCCCCTGGGCATCACACCACACAGCTAGACATTATGTAGAACAAAATATACATATTATAGAAACTATATAAATACTACATGGTATATAGTGTATATACCATGAGTGATACCGAAGATAATTCTATTCCAACTATGCAAGTTTCTGAACAAGTAATGGAGGATGCTACACAAATTGTGTACCCTCCTCATATTCAAAAGTTCCAGGATAAGATGGATTTTATGAAGCAGAGACTTTTATTGAATAAAAAGGAAGCGGATGATACGCTAGCAGACTTTAGACAATTAGAAAAGGCTTTTGAAAAGGCGATTAAGAAAATGGTGAAGAAAAGTTCCAAGCAAAAGAAGCCGAGAAAGCCGAGTGGATTTGCTCTTCCTGTACCAGTGAGTGCAGAATTGTGCGAGTTTATGGGCCTGGAACCCGGTTCACATATTCCCAGAACGGATGTCACAAAGCGTTTAATGGCTTACATTGCCGAAAATAAATTGCAAAATCCCGAAAAAAAATCAATTATTATTCCAAATGAACCACTTCTCCGCATTCTGGGCGAAGAAGTGAAGGATGTGTTGTTGACACATTTTACTATCCAAAAATACATCAATAAGCATTTCCTAAAGCGTCAACCCGAGGCGGAGGTTCCTAGTGTTCATGCTACCGCCTAGATGGATTAATGTCTGACCGTATGGATTAAAAATCCATATAGTCAGCATAATGATGGTTGTATGGACTATGATGCCCTGGGGCATCAGTCCACACAATCAGTCATTAAAAATCCATATGGTCAGACATTCATCCATATATATCATATGTTTTCATATAGTCATATAGTCATATAAAAACATAGAAACTTCTTTTTTCTTGCGTTATACAATGATACATTAAATATGCTCATAAGTATATGCAAGGGCTTTTATCGCAATTAAAAAACAGTTTTTTAGCGGACGAAGATAACGAAACTACCGCCGAAACTATTCCAGAAAAAACGCCGAATGAATATGTCCCCATTTTTCATTCTACTTTCAAACTTCCAATTACTTATTTAGAAAAACAGAAAACCCACGATTTATTGCCTTCCGTATCGACCGATTTAGAACTAGTGGTTTCTCAAAGTGAGGTAAACCCTATGTATGCTATTTTATTCAAACCTACACATCAATTTGCAGAAGAAATGATACCCTATTGGTCGAAACAATATACGAGCGATACGGGATATTTAAAAGACACCAAACAGGTTCTCCAAGAAATGCCTAAATACGAAGAATTAATAGGAGAACCATCTAAAGGCCATGAACCAGTAAATACATCTAAATTGATAGAAATATGGAAATCCACAAAGGAGGATGAAGGGTTTATGGATAGATATTCCTATATCGATTGGAGTATGTTGCGATATGTGAATGAATCAGCCTCTTTTTTACAAATATTCTCTATGGCACAAATATTATCGCCCGTGTTTTCCCTATTACTCCCGTTCATCTTCTTATTAGTTCCCTTTTTCCTATTGAAAATGAAAGGCACATCTATTACATTTGGGGCATATATGGATATGATGCAGAAGATTTCAAAAGGGCATTTCATAGGGACCATTATTAAACAGCTTAGTGCGCCGATGAGTATAGAAAAGTTCGTATATCTTCTGTTTATTGGGGCTTTTTACGGGTTTCAATTATATCAAAATGTGAAGTCTTGTTTACGGTTCCATGCTACTATTACTAAAATAAACGACCATTTATGTGAATTGAAAAAATATGTGGCAAAATCGATTAAAAAAATGGAATGCTTTTCTACATTACATTGTTCTAAATCATCCTATAGCGAGTTCTGCAAAGTTACCCAAAAGCACTGCAGTTCTCTTAAAACATTATCCGATGAATTGGCGCCTATAGAACCCTTTTCGTATAGTTACAAAAAAGTGTTTACTATTGGATATATGATGAAATGCTATTACAGTGTCTATTCCGTAGAAGAATACGGAGAAGCCCTCCGATATGCATTTGGGTTTGAAGGATATATAGACAATTTATGCGGTGTTTCGGAGAACCTGGTTTCTGGAAATGTGCACTATGCCAATTATATAGAATGTTCTCCCAAGAATAAAAAATCCCATACGCGGTTTGATAAACAATATTATCCTGCTCATTTAGGCAATAATGCGATACCGAATGATTGTGAGTTTTCTAAAAATATGATCATCAGTGCACCCAATGCTGCGGGGAAAACTACGCTATTGAAAGCCACTGCAATCAATATTATTTTTTCTCAACAGGTCGGATGTGGGTTCTATAGCGGTTGTGAGTTATTACCCTATACACATATTCATTCTTATTTAAATATACCGGATACTTCTGGTCGGGATAGTTTGTTCCAGGCCGAATCGCGCCGGTGTAAAGAAATCATTGATATGGTCAGTTCTCCGGAGAACCAGGATGCCAGACATTTCGCCATTTTAGATGAATTGTATTCGGGGACCAATCCGACCGAAGCCGGTAAATCGGCCTATGCATTTTTGAAATATTTATCGAAATACAAAAACATTGATTTCATGTTGACAACGCATTATGTATATGTATGCAAAAAGTTCAAGAAATCTACGAAAATACAAAATTATAAGATGGGTGTACAATCAACTGATGCAAACGGAGGATATAGATTTACCTATCGGTTAGAAAAGGGTATTTCGAATATAAAGGGGGCTGTAAAGATTTTGAAAGATATGGATTACCCGCAAGAAATGTTGGATGTGATACGGGGGATGTAATTTTTATTCATAGATATTTGAATAACTATGAATAAAATCGGACATTATTGTCTGACCGTATGGATTTTTAATGTCTAGCTGTGTGGTGTGATGCCCCTGGGCATTAGTCCATCCAACCAGACATTATGTCCATATGCGGACACTATTGTTTATTTCTTTTTTGTATAGCCCTCTTTTTTGTTCCGGCTATGCATTTTTCTAGTAACCATTTTTCGGGTTTTACGTGTAGAATTATGTATATGTTTGCTTCGTTTATGAGTTTTTAATCCGCCTTTTTTAGGGGATTTCCCTGTTTTCATTTGTTGTATCTTGGATACTGCCTCTTGTCTACCTTCCGAAAACTTTTTTATACTTGTATATGTTTGCCAAAAAATACGGTGTATTTCTTTATTCCATAAATCCGTTTTTCGCACATCATCTAATCCTCTATAAAACTCCTCATGCAATTGACCTAGGAAAGTTTCGATTTCATGATGCATAGCGGTCAATATTTTAGTTTCCATTTCAGCATTCTCATACATTTGTGCAGTAATTTCTGCGATTTGTTCTGTATACCTTTCTTCTCTATCTTCTTGGATTTTTTGTAGTCTCTGCATATATTTTAGGGTTTGTTTTACAATGGGTTTCGCTCTTGGAACGTGTGCCATAGCTGCAGCAGCCATAGCTGCAGTCACTTCTTTTTGTTGACGTGTCTTTCCAGTTGGGCCTACAACTTCCACTTCAATTGGAGATTGGGGACTTTCCGACCTAGCTTGTCTAGGAGGACGCATCGCTCCCATAGGATTACTGTTCCAAAGGTCATCTATATCTATATCTATATCTATATCTACATCATGTGCAGTGACTTGGACTAAGGGAGGTAAAAAACTGGCATCTGCTATTCCACTTATTGACATATCACGGGTAAGGCGGCCTCTTTGAATACCTACTGCAATAGGTTCATTTACAGGGGTTGGTTCTACGGGGGGTCGTATTTTGCCCATTTCCTTTGCTACATCTTCCTTTGATTTCATATATTTTTTAAGCAATTTTTCATAATTTACTGCACTTAATACTTGGTTTTTTTTCATAACGGTTAGTTCAGTAGTTTCAGGTAAGTTCCCAATTTGTCTTATCAGCCGTAATCTTCCGTCTAATGTTAATACTTCACTTATATCTGTATCCGACCTAAATGTTTCAGTATACAATTTTATCAATTCATCAATTACTGCATTTAATGTTATAGAACGATCATTTGGAAAAACGCCAGCAATAAGTTCTCTAATGTCTTGTTTCTGTTTAAACTCTTTGTATGCATTATCTATCATTTTATGTATATTATTTGGGGTTTTTTCTTCCCATCCAAAATAATATTCATAGTGATTAATGCATTCTTGTATTGGTTGTACTAAATATGGTTTTATTTTTTCAATATCATCCAATAATAGTTCTGAAAGTATATACTCTATAATTAATTCGATTGTAATCATTCGTAGCACATTGTTGGTTGATATTCGTTTTTCTTGGTTCTTTTGTAAGTTTAAAAAGTTCTCAAATGATTTGATTTTATCTGATGCTGCTTGCAATTTACCCTTTCTATTACGTGCGTGGGTTTCCTCGATAATTCGTGTTCCTGCTCTTGAAATAGCTCCATGGATGGTTTGTAATATGCCTATTGCTCCTCTTATAGTAGTTGTTCCGGCATACCCTACACTTTTTACAAGTTGCACACCGCGTAAAGCGCCTTTTGTTAGTTTGTCAATAAATGGGAGAAGAGGGGCTTCTTCTTCATCAAACTCGCGCATTCTAGCAGGCGGTGGAGAAGGTCTTCTAGCAGGCGGTGGAGAAGGTCTTCTAGCAGCCGGGGAAGAAGTTCTTCTAGCAGCCGGAGGAGAAGGTATGCTATCAGCCGGGGAAGCTGGTCTTCTAGCAGCCGGGGAAGCTGGTCTTCTAGCAGCCGGGGAAGAAGTTCTTCTAGCAGCCGGGGAAGAAGTTCTTCTAGCAGCCGGGGGAGCTGGTGGTGCAACTGCAGCAAGTGGATTTAGTGATTGTCTTGATTTAGGAACTAGCGGAGCCGGATTAGACTTTTTTGATGGATGTGAGACATGAACTGGAGCAGGTGTAGATGCCATTGCAGCTGGAGAAATATCCATCTGGGGTAGTGAACGACTTCTTTCAAGGGGAGAACCATGACGTCTTTTTTTTTCAGGTTGTCTATCTGGTGGACTATCTGGTGGACTATCTGATGGGGGATTTTTTTGACTCATATTTACTATACTATATAAAATAAGAACATTTTATTCTCATTTATAAAGTTATTTTTTGTGAAATACCATTATTTTCTCGTCTGTTTCTCGGTGCTTCGTCATATTTGCATTTTTATTTCCCATTTCAAATACTTTAGGAGAACCGCCAAACCGCGCTTTTGCTAAAGTGTTCATATCTCCTAATAAATCATATTGCCCATTTGTATTTTCCGAGCCATATCCAGACAATATATAACACATTTTCCCGCCTTTAGTGAGAACCCAATGGCACAATTCCATCGTTTTTCCCCAATAATTCACCAACCATTCTTCATAAGATTTGTATTTCTCCGTGCTCTGATTTTTTCCGGCATACATTTCTAAACGATAATAAGGTGGACTAAAGAATACTACGTCAAAATACTCTTTATACATTCTTCTAAATCCTGCATTTTGCAACAAGTTCTCCGATGGTTCGCAAAAAATACGCGTTTTCTTTGTGCTATAGAACTTCTCTGCGAAATCGGCGGTTTTTTTGCAGACCTGTGGTATGACATCGGTGCCCACATATTCTTCTACCATTGGGCATTCTAAGAACCCGTAACAATATGACCCCCATCCTAGAGTAGGAGTGAAAATCCGGCGTCCTTTCAAATAGGAATGGTTTATAGAATAGGGAACCAAAGGGTTCATGATGGACGCGCGGAAATAATAGGATGAAAATACACTGCCTAAACGGCCTTCGCGTATATAATGCAGAGAACTAGGCGTGAGTATTTTATAGTCAATAATACCACGTAAATAAAAATCTACTAAAACATCCATAAAACTGGGAATGTTCTCCAATCCCGATTTCGTATTTTGCAGAATATCTTTATAGAACATATTGCGAATAATGTTTTTGTATTTCACTAGGTGGTCGTTGTTGATTGCGCGAATAGGCATTGCGTCCACTTGTCCATGTATATGCATTGGTCGCCCATTTTCAATGGCTAAAGAAACTGCGTAAAAACGTGCTAAATATTCCGTCCTTTTTAGGAAGTTCTCATAAACCATTTCTATATCACCTGGGGAAATGGCTTTGTCGGAAATGTATTCCATCAATGGAACAATAGTCTTGGCCGTTTTCACTTTCGCATTTTTCCGAAACTTTGCTAAAGTATTTAAATTGGTAGGTATTGTGGAAAATATAAATACAAAATCATTCAAATCTAAAAATCTCATAATATACTATATGGCTCTACAAGGAAAGATTTCATTTGACAATAATTCTCAAAAGTTTGTATTTTCAAACAATTTAGAAACTACTATTAATAATTCAATTACCAACGATAATATTGATAATACTATTACTACCGCAGCATTTGTGGCTTTACATAGTCCTACTGGAATTATATCTTCTTTTGGAGGAAGTGTTGCACCTGAAGGTTGGCTGAGTTGTGACGGAAGTGAAGTGTCGAAGTCTATTTATACCAGATTGTTTTCTATAATCGGAAATACATATGGTACTTCGAGTAATAATAATATGTTTGTATTACCAGATTTAAGAGGTAAAACTATTATTGGCCCTAGTACTAATTATGCATTAGGCAGTAGTGGCGGAAATTCTAATACAACATTAAGTGTAAATAATTTACCTAGTCATACTCATACAGGAACAACTGATTCGGATGGAAGTCATACCCATACTGCAAGTGATTCGGGACATTCGCATACTTATTCAGACGCTTATTATTCTGAAAATGGTGGTCCAGTGAACGGACCAAATGGACAAAATAATAATATAGGAACTAGTTCTAGTACAGATTATGACAATAATCTATATACCAGAACAGTTACAACTAGTTCAGCAAATGCAAATATTACAGTTCAGAGTAGTGGAAGCCATACTCATACATTTACTACAAACTCTACTGGGTCTGGTAGTGAGTTTTCTAACATGCAGCCATATACTGCAATTAATTATATAATAAAATATATTTAATGTTTAGACGCGGGAACTGATGCCCCGGGGCATCAGTTCCATCGTCTTGCCATATATGCTGGTCATGTGGATTTTAATCCACACGACCAGAAATTAATGAATGGTTATA